CCTTGACGAAGAGCAAAAGGCTATATTGCGTTCTGTTCAGAAGAACAAAATGACAACGGTAGCCAGTGGAACTGCAAGGGGTAAGGACTTCATCGCTGCCGTAGCCGCTTTATGTTTTCTATACCTCACTCCTCGCTTCGGCAAGGATGGTAGTTTGGAAAAGAACACCAAGATTGCCCTTACAGCACCGACAGGAAGACAGGTGACGAACATCATGATACCAGAAGTTGCACGTCTATACAAAAAGGCAGGCTTTCTGCCTGGTCGTTTGCTGTCGGATGGTATCAGAACAGATTACGAGGAATGGTATCTGACAGGTTTTAAATCTTCAGCCGACAACACAGAGGCTTGGTCGGGATTCCATGCTGTAAACACCATGTTCATCGTAACAGAAGCATCCGGTATCTCGGACACCATCTATAATGCAATCGAGGGTAACCTGCAAGGAAACTCTCGATTGCTATTGGTGTTCAACCCAAACGTTACAACAGGGTATGCAGCCAACTCCATGAAGTCTCCCCGATTCAAGAAGTTTAGATTATCATCCCTCAACGCAGAGAACGTAGTAAGCAAGAAAAACATTATCCCTGGTCAAGTTGACTATGAATGGGTAGCCGATAAGGTCTCAGCATGGGCACAGAAGATCAGAAAGTCTGAGTTTGATGAAGGTCGTGGCGATTTTGTTTGGGAAGGTGGGTATTATACGCCCAATGACCTCTTCCGTGTTAAGGTCCTCGGTATGTTTCCGAAGGTGTCTGAAGATACCCTCATTCCATACGAATGGTGCGAGATTGTCCATAGAAGATGGAAGGAACTTAAAGATAGTGGCTTTATCACCCATAAGCCAATACGCCTAGGTGTCGATGTCGCAGGTATGGGTCGCGATAGGTCTTGCTATGTTCCACGACAAGGAAACTATGTTTCAGAAATCAAGTGTCATAATTCGGGTGGTCATGCGGACCACATGGCAGTCGCGGGTCAAGTTGCGCATTACCTAAGTTTGAGTCCCAAGAATAAAGCATTCATTGATACCATTGGAGAAGGTGCTGGAGTTTATTCAAGGCTCATAGAGCAAAAGTATTTAACTGCATTCTCTTGCAAGTTCTCGGAAGGCGTGAGAAACAAGCATGATGTGACAGGCTGCTACTCTTTCGCTAACATGAGGGCTTATCTGTTTTGGTGCATACGTGACTGGCTCAACCCAAAGAATGGATTCTTTGCAGCACTCCCACCTGACGATGAGTTGGATCAAGAATTGTGCGAAGTGCATTGGCTGTTTCAGTCAGATGGTTCAATCATCATGGAACCAAAAGACGAAATCAAGAAGCGTCTGAAACGCTCTCCCGACAAGATGGACGCCCTTGCCAACACCTTCTATCCATACGACTTCGATAGAGACAATGATTTGCAATTGTTAAATAGTATAGTATAAATTTGCAAGATACAGAAAAGTTTTGTAACTTTGCAGCCGAAACGTTTCTTTTAACGTTTCATTGCTCTTAGTGCACTCCGACCGTGAGGTTAGAGTGCATTTTTTATTTAATATAAAGTAATTCAGAAAAAGACTATACACTTCAATATAAGCCTTTCTAAGCGGTTCATTTTTTATCTCCATATACTTATACCATTTTTAAGAAACAGACTTACATACACGAAATTAATAGTTTGGTATAAGTATCTAAGTATCAATAAGTTAAACAAAGTTAGCGAAAAGCATTTTATGCTCCAAATATTTGGTCATTTGCAAAAAATGACTACCTTTGCACCATCAAAAATAAATTAATAACAATTTAAGGATAAGAGCAATGAAAAAGGTTAAAGTTTACACAGTAGAAGCGTTAGAGAAGCGAATTACAAAGGCTTTGAAAAAGGTCAAGTTTGGCTACCAAGAAGGATACTTGATTGAAGCCACAGATGCAGAGTTTAGTATCTACAACTTCAACACTGCACTTTGTAATTTACAGCAGAAAGGAGTCGTAGCATACAACGAGAATACAGAAAGCTATGAATTGGTTTAAAGTATAGGAGATAAGAGCAATGAACGTTTACACAGAATCAGATAGATATACGGTTTTACTTCACGCATTCGACACTTTTGAAGGTGCTTGCGAGTATATTACACAGATTATAAATGTAGGGGAGTGTAAGGTTCTCCCCCTCATAAAAGCATGGAAAGGTGGCGTGGTTACAGCTAAATGGGTGACTAAGAAAACCGAAAAAGGAATAAAATTTGAATTGTTGGATAGCAATGTTTAATAGGAGGAAACGGATATGACAGTATATGAATTATCGGAACTTCAGAAAGAAGAACTCAAAATCGAAATATTGAAAGATAAGTTTGTTGGGTACAAACTTTCATTCAGAGAGTTAGCATGTGCTAATGATTGCATCAGCGACCGAGAGTTGTTCGAAAAATATAAGGATCAGACTTTTACAGATAAAGACTTCATCGTATCACGCTAAATGAAATCGTATGGAAAACAACTGCACAACAATAGAAGAGCTTAAATCCGTAACCACGCAGATTAGTGGTGATGAATGGAAAGATTTCTTCTCCCTCATCAAAAAAGGCTCGTATAGCCTTTATGGTTTCCACCAGTTTCTTGATGAGAGACCAGACCTATGCTTATTAATTCAAGGTATAGGAGATTACCAAACTGCCATCAAGGAAACGTTAGACGAAATCGGATTGAATGATGGTGATATTAATGGACCAGGAGGAAATCATCTGAAACTGATTGTGGCAGATCAGATAGGATTCATAGTGTATGAAACGAAAGTTATGAACTTTTAAAAATAAGATAGAGCAATGGAAGAGAACGTTATCATAGCAATGGATGCCGAAAAGTCTAAAAAGATAAAAGGCATTCCTTCAAGTTGGGACTGGGAGGATATTCATTTCTACCTCATTACTGAATTGGGTTTCAGTTTTGATGTTGTGTTCAATTATTCAAAAGACATAGAGGAGGTATCTTATGAAGGATAATGCAAGAACTATCAAGTACGATTCTATCACATCATACGCAAAGGAATATGGGGTAGAATATCTGAGTAACGAGAACCTTATTGCTTCAATTATCGGTATAGACCCTATGCTACAGGGTAATGAACCAATAAGAAAAATCTTTGATGGTAGTCATTCACTGAGAAAGGCAAGCAAGAGAACACTGCAGGAGCTTACATCTATCAAAGGAATAGGTGAAAAGAAGGCTACCGCTATACTCGCTGCATTCGAACTTGGCAGAAGATTTATGAAGGAGAAGTCGCAAGAACTTACAGATTTGGGTAGTTCCCTCGACATCTACAACTATATTTTACCATACGTCAAGGATTTAGAAATAGAAGAATCTTATCTGTTCTGTATGGATAACAACTTCAAATTAATCAAAATGGTTCGATTGTCACAAGGTGGAATATCAGAAACCCCTATAGACGTAAGAATTGTGTGTAAAGAAGCTATCTCCTGCAATGCCGTAATAATAGCATTGGTTCATAATCACCCTAGCTCTAACTGCTTTCCATCAAAGTCCGACGATGAGATAACATATAAGATACAGAAGGCTTGTGAAATTATGAGATTGTATTTTATGGACCACGTTATCATCAGTAGCAAGTCCGATCAGTATTACTCTTACCACGATAGAGGAAAATTATAAGTTCTAAGCTGATAAAATACCTCAAACCCATAATTACATACCAAAAGAATCTAACTTAAACACAGAAGATATTTTGCACGTTTAAGTGCATTTTTATTGCATCTTATCTTCCAAGGGAGGGCTGTGAAGTTCTCCCTTGTTTATTGAAATGAAAATAATTTCTCACTTTTTTGCAAAAACTATTTGTTGATTAAATAATATTTCGTATATTTGCACCCATAAAAGCGTGTGAAGATGCACGTGACAGAACTTTTCGTAACATTGCTCTTACACCGAGTTCTACGTTTGGTCTGCCTGCATTTCGCTCGCAGACCATTTTTTGTTAAATATAACTCAACAAGCAATGAACAAGTATTACAGAAAAGTTCTTGAAGCACTGAAAACCAATCGAGACATTAAGGCATTGGGGTTCAGTCGTAAGGAGTTAAAGGGTGTTGCCGCCAATGTTGCCAACAAACTTCAACTCAAAGATGATGCTACTGACGAAGAAGTTAGTGAAGGTATTAGTGACGCAATTGATGATGTCTTGCCGTTACTCCAGTTAACTCAGTCCGCAGCAGACCGCCAAGTCTCAGAGTACAAAAACGCTCATCCTGCACCCGATGATGACGATGATCCAGATGACGATCCAGATGATGATGACGATCCAGCACGTAGAAGTCCGTCACGGAAGGGCAAGAAGGGCAAGAAGGATAGCGATGATGATGACTCCGCTACCCTCAACGCAATCAAGGAACTTACTAAGGCTGTTGCTACACTCCAAGGTGATGTAACTGCATTGAAGTCTGGCAATACCACAAGCAGCCGTACCGCAAAGGTAAGGGAACTGCTGAAGGACACAGGTAAGTTCGGAGAGCGTCGGCTTAAATCTTTCTCTCACATGAAGTTTGAGAATGAAGAGGAGTTTGAGGACTACCTCGATGAGTTGAAGGAAGATATTGAGGAAGAGAACAAGGAAAGACTTGAAAAGGGTCTTGAAAAGCTTGGACGAATCCCTGCTCCCGATACCAAACCTCAGCCAAAGGATGAAGATAAGTTAATGTCTGATGATGAAGTCAAGGAGCTGGCTAAGATGTAATCATCTATTGTTTCACTAATAAATTATTAGATTATGGTAGCAGAAGACTACAAGCCAAAAACTAAAGGCTACGACATGGGTAAGGACGCTGTGGTTATCCGTCAGTATCTCGGTGGTATCACAGGCGGTAGAGCACTCGACTACGCCAACTTCAAGGATGAGGTTATTCAGGCAGGTCACATCATTGTCCGCAAGAAGGTTGATGATGTTTATGAGTATTCTCCACTTGAAACCGAAGATGGCAAGTACAAAGACAAGGCTAGCGATGCAGAATTTGCTGGTGTTGTCGTTCGCTCACGCATGAAGGGTGAAGCGGTTGCTATTATGGATAATGGTCGCGTGAATGATGTGGCAATGCCTTATCAGTTCAAGGACGAAACTCAGAGAACTGCCATCAAGACTGCTCTCCCAAGTCTTATTTTTGAGCATGACTAAGTTGTGCTCTAGTTTTTAACTTAAAAGATTGTTTATATGAACGAATCACTTTTTATTCAGTTTATCCGAGCTATCTTCCCTAAACTTAGCTTGTATGTTAAGGAGAAGGAGAATCCGAAGGAGCGTACCTATCTTTACAAGGAGATGCTTACCGATGTGTATTCTCCAGATCAGAAGTGGGAAGGTTCATCAGCTAAGACCACATATGTAGCTGCCGACATCGTTGAGATGGATTCAGACATTCCTTTGAAGAAGCGTGGTCAAATCGCAACCTCTAATGGTAAGTTGCCAAAGATTGCGATGAAGAAGATTCTTTTCGAGTCTGATATCAACAACATCAACATCATGAAGGCTCAGTATGAGAACATTGTAGCGAGAGCCAATTCATTCCAGGCGCAAGGCTTGGTTGAGCAGGCTACATCAACACGACAGGCTGCTAATACTGCAAAGGCTCGTATCATCAACAAGCTCATGAATGATGGTGTCGCTTGCTCTGTCGGTCTCGAAGAGCGTAACGAAATGAACTTCTTGGCAGGTCTCTCTAATGGTATTATTGCCGTTGAAGATGCAGACAATTCGGGTAAGGCTATCCGTGTTGACTATGGATATTTTAAGGCAAACTGCTTCAAAACAGAAACCAATGGTGTTACTACCCGTGATGATTTCGAGAAAATCTTCGATAAGGCAAATGCCGATAACAATACCATCATACAGGTTATGCTCGCTAAGACGCAGATTAAGAAAATCCGCAAGGAGCAATGGGCAAAAGAGCTTGTTGCCGACTACGAGGGTAAGACTTATACCGAAAATACCAAGCTCAAGACACCATCGGAGTCAGCTTTCTCGGAAGCATTCGAGGATGAGTTCGGTGCAGCCATCAAGGTTATCAACCGAACCGTGATTATCGAGAAGAACGGAAAGCCAAAATCAGTTAAGCCATGGAATGAGAATAACATTATCTTCATCTGTAACACCAACGTAGGCTCTTTCGTTTGGGGTACCCTTGCAGAGGACATCAACCGAGTAGCAGGTGTTCAGTACTCTAACGTTGACAGCTACAAGCTTATCTCTAAGTACTCCAAGAATGAGCCATCTTTGCAGGAGGTTACCGCAGGACAGGCTATCTGCTTACCAGTAATCGAGGACGTAGATCAGATTTATATGCTCACTACCAAGTCTGAGGAGGTTGATACGAATGCCGAGTCTACCGATGATACCGACCAGTATACAACTTACAAGGGTAAGAAGTATAAGAAGGCTGACCTCATCGCTGCTTTGAAGGCTGCTGGTGTCAATGTGAAGACTAACTCAACCGATGAGACTCTGATTAAGGCTCTCAACTCACTCAGCGATGAGGAGGAAGCCGAAGTTCTCTCTAAACTCACTCCAGAGGTTTAATTTGAATTGATATGAAGACAATAAAGCAAGCATTGATTGATGAAATCCACTACCCTATCCCTTTAGGATTCGTGGAGAATAAGATGATAGAACGTCAGCTTAATGGTGATGATGAATATACATTCGAGGTCGCTCAGTCCAAGGAATGGAAAGGTGCGCTTGCTGATTGTCTGTACTCTCTCATACAAGCTGTAAGCTTATCCGAGTCAGACAAGAGCATTGGAACACTATCTGACAAGGATAAGGAAAGGCTGCTAGTACGAATAAATGCTTTATACAAAACCATCGGTGAATCCCATGCACTGGGTCAACCGATGGTTTATATAGGAGGTTAAGATATGGCTGTATTGGATTTCGCTGCTCATACCCTAGATTACCTACACGTAACTGATGGGTATGAAGACGATAACGGAGACTATGTTCAAGGCTCAGAAGAATGGGTGGAGAACTATTGTAAGTGTGATATTGTTCCTGCTGGCAAGGCAAACGTTATCACTATCCCCGATGGTTCTGCAAAGAACTATTCCTACACCATCTACAACCTTCCTAGAGCATGCCGCGATTTCGAGTACGGAGACAAAATCCGTGTAAAACTTTTCGGAAACGAAGTGAAGGAATTTGTTGTACTCGGCTTTCATCGTTATCAACTGCAATGTAAAATATGGGTATAAAACTCTCAACCTCTCAGTCTGCGCTCAATAACTTTTTTCAGTCCGCTATGGCGATAATAAAGCAAGAAATCCTCACTGCTTATGCCAAGCTAGGAGAAGAATGTAATGCAAGGATAAGAGACCGCTCGGCAGAGGAAAGTTGGATAGACCATACAGGAAACCTACGAAGCTCCATCGGTTATGCCATCTTTGACTACGGAAGGAAACAAGTAGAATCAGCCTTCGCTTCCATAGGCAATGGTTCTAATGGTTCACAAGAAGGAAGACAAATGATAGCTGACCTAGCCAAGGAATACTCACAGGTTTACGCATTGGTAGTAGTCGCGGCTATGAACTATGCAGACTTTGTAGAAGCTAAAGAAAATAAAGATGTGCTTGCATCCACTGAGTTATGGGCTCGTTCCGTCGTTGATGGTAAACTAAAGCTCGCTGTGGATAAAGCTGTAAGTAGAATCAATCAGATAAAGCTATGAAATCGGATATTGATATTAAGGATGATGTGTACAACATTATCTCTTCTTCGAAATTAAAGACTGCTGTAACAGGTAGTCTTTGCAAGCGAGGAAGACCATTCTATGGAACAGGTACAACTGGCAAGGAAGATATTTGCATCTCAGTGCTAGCAAATCAAACCTCGCAAATCCAAGAAGCTTTTGTGAATGTAAACATCTATGTTCAAGATCAAGCTATCACAAAGAAAGGCAATACCCGAAAGGAAGAGAACACGGCAAGGCTCCGTGAGTTATGTCAACTCTCTTTCTCTACCTTCGAAGCAGTTCATGGATCAGATTTCCGCTTGTCTATGAGTGAACAGAGGGTAATAGCTTGCGAGGGCACAAGTGAGCACATCATTAATAACAAATTATTGTATCAAACTATAAACGATTAAGATTATGTCAGTAACAACATGGGGAAAACCATCCATCTATGTTCGTAACCTTAGTGATGCTACAAACAACTGGAAGAAACTCGACACTCCAAAGGAGGACACTACCCAGCTGAACCCTACCAAGGGTGATACAACAGAAGCTAAGGAGGAAGGTGGCGGTATTGTCGATTCAAAGACAACTAAGTCCACCTACGAACTCGTTTATCAAGAGTTCATCAAGAAGGGCTTACCTCAGCCATTCCCTACCATTGATGGACTTATCGAAGGAAACTACGCTATCGCTGTTCAGCCGGAAGATGCAGAGAACCCTGGCTGCTATATTGGCAATTCAACCGTCAGCGTAGAGGAATCATATTCTTCTGCGGATGGTGCTTTGATGCAGTACACCCACAAGGCTCTTGTGCCAGAGGGTGACGAGGTAGCAAAGACCACCAACAAGAAGGGTGAGACCGTATATTGTCAGTTCCGTTGGCGCATCATCACAGCCAAGAAAGCTAAGGGTAAGACTGATGAATATGTTCTTACATTCAAGCATCCTGCAGGTGCTACAGACACAACAACGGAGATAACTGTTCCAACAAACGGACAAACCGACGGTGACGTTTAAGGCAATATGTTGATTTCCTTTCACCCTTCAGCCGATTGAGGGTTATCAGTCGGCAACCTACCCAAGTAGCTCAGTTGGTTAGAGCGAGACCAAAGTCCGTCACATGAAATCCAGTTGGTCTTTAAAATGCTGGTTGAAAGACGCAGGTTCGAGTCCTGCCTTGGGTGCTAACAAATTTTATTGGCTTATGAAGAATGACATCGAAATTGGCGCTATTATAGCCATGGTGTTAACAGATACACCTCTAGGCATACAGGTAGGTAGAAGACATTTGTTTATCTACCCACAGACTTTAGGCAAGATGTATTTGACTGCTCCATTGATTAAGCAGCTAGGTATCAAAGATGATAACTTAAAGCTGAATCCCCTCATTGAAGCACTCCGTGTAGTAGAGGAGAATCGAAGTCTTTGCTGTAAGATAATAGCCTACCACACTCTTCAGAAGAAATCCGATATGCTCAGTTCACGCATATTGAAGGCAAGGGAAAACATCATCTTCAAGTTCTGTGATAACGATGACATAGCAACCCTTCTCATCACCATACTCTCAGACAACAAGCTTCACGACATCATCACGGAATGTGGAATAGACAAGGAAGCGGAGCGTATGGAGAAGATAAACCAAGCCAAAGACTCCAGCAATCAGTATATCTTTGGTGGAAGAACCATTTGGGGCTCTCTCATCGACGCAGCTTGCGAGAGATACAAGTGGACCCTTGACTATGTTCTGTGGGAAATATCATACAACAACCTCACGCTTATGATGAAGGATAAGATAACTTCCATCTATCTATCCGATGAGGAAAGAAAGAAGGCTCACATTCCATCAGCAACAGAGAAGGTCTTCAGCGGAGATAACAAAGAGGACATCATGGAGCTGATCAGACAGAGCGAAGAGAATCCAATTTAACCTCCTTCACTAACAAGAACAAAGTAAAGAATAAAGGTTTGGGTGAGGAGGTGCACCTTTACGTAATTGACAGAATAAAAAAATGGCAAGTATCAAGTTTGACATAACAGGTGACAATTCATCCGTACTGAAAGCCTTTCGAGGGGTGCAGGATGGAGTATCACAGACAGCAAGAGCAGTCGAGCAGCAGGGCCAGAGCATTGAGAATGTTTTCAATCGCATCAAGTCCGTTGCATCGATGGCTTTCGCTGGCTTTACGGCAAAGGAAATCATCAGCACACTGGGTACTGTCCGAGGAGAGTTTCAGCAGTTTGAGATTGCCTTTGAAACCATGCTCGGTAGCGGGCAGAAGGCAAAGGGAATGATTTCGGACCTCGCCAACCTTGCTGCTTCTACACCTTTTGACATGAAGGGTGTGGTAAATGGCGCAAAGCAGCTCCTTGCATACGGATTTGCAGCCAATGAGATTACCGATACCATGAGAAGGCTCGGTGACGTATCAGCAGGATTGGGATTGAACTTGCAGGACCTCACATGGCTCTATGGTACCACGATGGTGCAAGGTCGATTGTTCACAAGAGACTTGATGCAATTTACAGGTCGCGGTATTCCTTTGACGGAGGAGCTTGCCAAGCAGTTCGGAGTTACCAAGGATAAGGTTTCGGAATTGGTGACCGCAGGTAAGGTTGGTTTCCCCGAAGTTAAGAAGGCTATCGAAAGTCTTACCAATGAAGGCGGCAAGTTCGGTGGATTGATGGAAAAGCAATCTCACTCTATTACTGGACAGATAAGCAATATCCAAGACACCATCGAAATGGCTATTAATGACCTCGGCACACAGACCGAAGGCTTGATGAATGATGCTTTGGATATCACATCTAAGGTTATCGACCATTGGAAGGAGATAGGTGAGGTTATCCTTGCAGCCGCATCTGCCATCGGTCTTTATAAGGCAATGGCAGTTAGTATAGCAGCCTTTGACACAGCAACAACAAATGCAGGATATGCAGCCGAGTTGTCAGCTCTTGAATCTTTGCTCCCTATGAAGGAAGAAGCAAAGAAGACAGACCTTGAAGAAGCAGTAGCCAAAGGTCAATTATCAGCAGCACAGGCAGAGCTGGTAGCATCTAAGCGTGAAGAGGTCGCGGCTTATGTTGCCGAACTACAGGCGCAGGCAAAAGCAAAGGCAGATGCAGCCACCGCAGCCGCAGAGGAAGTGAAGGCATTGGAGAACAAACTTGCTATGCAGGATAATGAGGTTCAATCACTCCAAGATGCTTACGATGCCCTGGAATCCTATACAGATGGGCAGAAGGTAGAGACAGCAGAAATCAAACTCAACACTGCCGTTAACGAAAGGAACACCATCGCAAAGCAACTCCAAACGGCTAGAGAAACCGCTGCAACCGCAGCCACAGAAGCAAATACAGCAGCCAATACGGCTAACACAGCATCCCAAGGCTTGAATACCGCAGCTACCGCAAGAGACACCGCAGCCAAAGGAATATGGGCACAGGTCACCCTTCTCTGCAAAAGGGCACAGGACGCATGGAATGCTTCTATGTTCTCAAGTCCTCTTTTTTGGATAGCTGCCACCATCGCAGCAGTAACCTATGCCGTATATAAGCTTGCTACCGCCGAATCAGCACATGAAACGGCAGTAAGGAAATCCAATGAAGCGTGGGATGAGTTTGACAGCAAGGTCAAGGAACGTCAGCAGAATATCGAAAGCCTTATCAGAACAATTCAGTCTGAGACAGCTACAGAATACGAGAAGGCAGAAGCTTACCAAAAACTCTCCAACCTCGCACCTCAGTTAACAGAGCAATACTCACAAGCTCAACTAGCATCTGCCGATTTTGCTAAGACGCAGAAGGAAGTTGCCGAGAGCATGGATGAGTTGAAGTACGACAAGGCAGTTGAGGAAGTTGAGAAGTACCGAAAGAAGGTTGAGGAGCTTCAAATGCAACTCAGAGCAGACGCAGCCAATGGCGGTCAAGGTAGCATCGCTATCTCATCACAGATAAACCAAGCCAAAGAAGACCTTGACCAAGCAGAAGAAAAGCTTTCCAACATCATCCAACTTCGAGACCAAGCAGCCGAGAATGCAAAGCCTATCGAAGTTCGCTTGCAAGAAGCACAGGAGAACGAAAGTGTACGTCAAGAAATCTTTGACTTCTATGACGAAGCAATCAATCTGGCCAACGATTGGCAAGCTGCCAACGAAACCATCAACTACGCCACAGGTGAGAGTAGATTGGATGCGTTCATCAATAAGGCTCAGAAAGAGATAGCAGGTCTTCGAGAGGACATCAAGAACAATCCTGCTGATCTGAATCTCCGCATGCAGGAGTCTGAGAAAACAAAGGTTCTGAACAACCTCTTAACGATGAAGCGGAATTGGGCGGTCACTGGCGCTACGACCATTCCTTTGATTTTCAAGGCTCAATGGAACACCGCCAAACAATCCCTCAACCAAGCAAAAAAAAGAGCACAAGCGTTGGCTAACAATGGTTCTACGGAAACCTATCAGCAAGCTTACAACAGGACGCAGCGTGAATATAACGCAGCCAAGAGGAGGGTTGCTGCTATGGAGAGAAATAAGAGCAAATACACCGCTTCTCAGTACGAAACCGCCACCCAAAACTTGAAAGCAGCCAAGGATGCCTACTCGAAACTAGGTGGTGATGTAAGCGGAAGGGCAGCAAGAGCGGCAGTTACAGCTCGTAAGACTCGCATTAAGGAAGAAAACAAGACTATCAAAGCCCAAGAGGATTTAAACAACCGCTTGAAGACTTTGCAGCAGAAAAATACAGATGAAACTATCTCCCTCATGCAGGAAGGCACGGAGAAGAAGCTTGCTCAAATCAAGAACGACTATGCCAAGCGCAAAGCCGAAATTGACAAGCAGGAAGCAGAGTTCAAGAAGAAAAACAAGGAAGCTGGCAAGAAAGTAACCCTTACCTCTGCTCAGTCCAATGCCCTCAATAAGGCTAGAGACCTCGCTACCCAAGAGTATAATAAGAAGCTTGATGAGGTCAACAGGGAAGCCCTCACCTCTATGCGTGACTACTTGAAGGAGTATGGTTCACTCTATCAGCAGAAACAAGCCATTGCCGAGGAGTATGAGGAGAAGATAGCCAAGGCTCAGACGGAAGGCGAAAAGCTCTCTCTTCAGCAGCAGAGAAAGAAGGACCTCCAAACCATCGAGATAAATGCCATCAGACAGAACATCGATTGGGGAAGTATCTTCGGAGACTTCGGTGCTATGTTCAAGGACCAACTGGAACCAACTATTGAGAAGCTGCAAGAGCTTTCAAAGAGTACAACAGATGTTAATGAGCAGAAGACCATACAGGAACTTATCTCCAAGCTACAAGGCTCTGCCACCATCTGGAATAGTGACATCTTTAAGAAAGTCTCTGACGACATCAACTCCTATCAGTCAGCAATGCAGGGCTATATTGATGCACAGGAGCGAGAGATTGAAGCCACAAAAGCTGTCACCAAGGCGCAGGAAGACCTCGCTAAGGCTAAGAAGAGCGGTGACAAGACAAGTATCAACAAGGCTGAAGCCAACCTATCTAGAGCGCAGGGCGTACTTGCTACCGCATCTAACAACGTTTTGGAGTTCGGTTCATCAGTTCAGAAGGCATCATCAGACTTGCAGACATCTGCACAGAAGGCAGTTTCTCAGTTTCAGCAGCTTGAAAATGGTTTGCAGGGTCTCACATCTGGGTCACTCAAAGGCATAGGAAACTCTATTCTAGGGCTTGACAAGCTTTTCGGTGGCACTATGCAGAAGGACGTCGCTAACACTCTAGCAAAGGGCATCCAAGGGTTGCTCGGTAAAGATAGTGACGCAGCCAAATCTCTGACGAAAGCTTTAGGAGATAGCGGTATGGCAGGTGAAATAATCTCCGCAATACTCGGCATCCTCGATATTCTGAAAGATGGCTTCGGAACACTCATCAGCAACCTCATGGACACGGTCTTTGGCGCAGTAACGGGCATCCTCGATGATGCACTATCGGGTGACATCGTTATGAAGCCATTGAAGAGTATCGGGAACAACGTTTCTCATATCCTCAACACGCTTTCATTCGGTGGCTTTAATAGTCTGTTCGGTGGAGATGGAAATGCAAAGAAGGTCAATGATACCATCGAAAGACTGACGGACAGAAATACCCTCTTGCAGCAATCCATCGAGGATTTGACTGACGCAATGGAAAACTCCTATGGTTCCAAGGCAACCTCATACTACGAGCAAGCCTATAAGAATCAGCAGGAGACCAATCAGAACTACCTCGACATCGCAAAGGCGCAGGCAAGCTATCATGGTTCGCACCACTCATGGAACGCTTATTGGGGCGGCTTCGGTAGTGACGAGATGGATTGGATCAAGAAGAACGTCAAATCAGACTTCAATGGCGACCTCTTCTCCCTCAGCCCAGAGGAAATGAAGCTCCTCCGTGGCAACGTTGCCATTTGGGAGCATATCGAGAACACAGGAAAGGGTAACTATGGTGGGCGTCTGACGGAGAAGTTGAATGACTACATAGACCAAGCAGGCAAGCTGGAAGAGTTGTCAGAGCAGTTCAAGGAGAACCTTACTCAGATTTCCTTCAGTGGAATGAGAGATAGCTTTTTGACGGACCTTATGGACATGAAGAAGGATGGTAGCGACTTTGCTAGCGAAATGGCAGATGATTTCGCAGAAAAGATGCAGAAGTCCCTTCTCTCTTTCAGTATGGAAGACCTTATCAATGGAGACTTGAAGAAACTCTACGATGATTGGGCAAAGGCTATGAAGGATAAAAACGGAAAGCTAACCAAAGAAGATGTAGATGCATTCTACAAGCGTTACGATGATATAGTCCAGGAAGGTCTGAAGAGACGCGACGAGTGGGCAAAGGTAACAGGCTACACTGGTTCCTCATCCTCATCACAGACCGCAACAAGCGGAGGATGGGCATCTATGGGGCAAGATACCGCGGACGAGCTGAATGGTCGCTTCACCGCCCTGCAGATTGCAGGAGAGTCAATCGCTCAGAACATGACTACCACCATATCACAGATGGAGAGCATCGTTACACTCGGAATCTCAACCAATGGCGCAGTATTGGAGATTAGAAATATGATGATTATGACAAACAGCTATCTCGAAGACATCGTGAAGTATTCAAAGCTCACCTACAATGACTTCGGAACTAAGCTGGATGACATGAACAGAAGATTAAAGGATATTTGACCTCTATAGGCTTTTCGCTCGTCAACCCTTACAACTATACTCAACAATAGAAAAAGCGGCTCACAGCGAAGCCTATGAGGTTATTTAATGATTAAATAGTTATGCTTAAAGGACAACTTTACATAAATGGTAATGATGCCTACCTTACGTGGGGCATCTTCCTAGACGAAACTGCCCTCAGTGCGCTCATGACCCCTGCACCAAACAAGGAGTTCATCAGCAACAAGTATCGCTCAAAGGACGGAAAGTCGGTTATCAAGCACAATCCTAGATTGGATGAGAGGGAGATAACGCTGCCGTTCAATATGACCGCCAAGGACTCAGATACGTTCTTGACGAACTATGCTAGGTTCTGCGAGGAGGTTCTTGCCAAGGGAGAGTTGGTTATCCGCACCCGATTCCAGCCTAATGTGTGGTATCGGTGCATCTATCTCTCCTGCACTCAGTTTAGTCAGTGCATTCGGGAAATGGCAAAGTTCAGCCTAAAGCTCAACGAGCCAGACCCTAGTGACAGAGGTGAAACAAGTAAATATACAAGCTAATGATTCAGATTAAGAGAAATAACAAGGTATTCTTCACATTAGAGGACTTCGGTGAGGGTTCTAAGCTGTCATATCAGCTTATGGACCACCACTACATCATCTTGAAGTTCACTACGGCTACTCCTGTCTATTTCGAGATTGGGGACTCCGTAGAGATTCCCGACTTCGGCTACTTTGAGCTTACATCATCATACTTCCCTAAGCACAATGATAGTGATGGCTACGACTACGAAATGCAGATGGATGCCTACTATATGTCTTGGAAGAATAAGATTTGCAAGTATCGCCCTCAGCACGGAGCCAACGAGACCTTCTTCAACCTCACCACAACTGTAGGTGTACACATGAACGTTATACTCGGCAACCTAAAGGC